CGATTTCAAAAATCAAAACCTCAAAAGACCGCAGCCCCCAGATTTGTGTAAAATATGAGGTCGCGCATGAGGGGTGTGGTATTTTTACAAAAAATTAAGGGAGCGATAATGTTTACAGATGATGAAAATGATTATGAGGTAGAAATACCCGCAGTATTTATTTATTCAGAAAAAGAAAAAGTTTTAATGAAAAAAAAAGAGGATAAGCGATTAAAAAAGATTTTTAAGGATTATCCTACTGAAGTTAATGAACTGGCAAAACCTTTAATAGATAGATGTTCATTTTTATTTGTTGAACTGAAAGAAGCAGAGGCACAAATCCAGAAATTTGGCTCGGTAGAAGTTTATAAAAACGGTGCTAATCAATGGGGTAAGAAAAAAAGCGCAAGTGTTGAAGTACACAATATTATGATGAAAAATTACACTATTGTAATTAAGCAATTAATAGATTTATTACCTAAAGAGTCGCGTAACGAGGCATTAGATGAATTTAATGAGTTTTTAAGTGCAGGTAAAGGCGGTAAATAAAAAGGTGGGTTAATATGGTAATTAAAAAAGAAAATATTAATCCGATAATAGAGTATAATAATCAAATTCAAGATGGTAAAATTGTTACCTGCAATAAAATAAGAATTTTATATGCACATATTGTTGAATGTATTACAAATAAAGAAAGTGCATATTACTATGATGAAAAAAGAGCAAATCATGCAATACAATTTATTGAAAAATTTTGTAGGCATTCAAAAGGTAAATGGGGCGGTAAACTTGTAAAATTAGAATTATGGCAAAAAGCCTTTATTTGTACTTTATTTGGGGTATTAAGAAAATCCACGAATAAACGTAGATTTAAAGAGGCGATATTGCTAATAGGCAGAAAAAACGGTAAATCATTATTAGCCTCAGCAATTTCTATTTACATGATGATTGCAGATGGCGAGGCAGGCGCTGAATGTTATGCAGTGGCAACAAAACGCGACCAAGCAAAAATTATTTGGCAAGAAGCTCAATCAATGGTTAAAAAATCACCGTTTCTATTGTCTGTTATTAAATGCCGTACAAATGAATTAAAATGTGATAGATTTGATAGCACATTTAAACCTTTATCAAGTGAAAGTAATACATTAGATGGTTTAAATACACATTATGCAGGTATGGACGAAGTCCACGCATGGAAAGATAAAAACCTATATGATGTAATTATAGACTCCACATCAGCACGTGAAGAACCTATTGTATTATCATTATCAACAATGGGTTACGTGCGTGAGGGCATATTTGACATTTTGTATGATATGGCGACAAGATGTTTAATGTCAATTAAAGACGGTAATCGCTTTAATGATAATTTTTTACCAGTAGTATATGAATTAGATAAAAGGGAAGAATATTCAAACCCAGATTGTTGGATTAAAGCAAACCCGAATTTAGGTGTATCAAAATTTTATGATTATATGCAAAACGCATATAATAAAGCATTAGACGACCCTCGCAGGCTTGCAAATTTTTTAACAAAAGACTGTAATATTAAAGAAACAGTCGCAGAGGCATTTTTTACATTTGATGAAATAAACAATGAAGAAACTTTTGATTTTGAAGAAATAAAACCAGTATATTATTGTGGTGGTTTTGACCTATCAGAAACAACAGATTTAACCAGTGCTTGTGCATTGTTTGAGTTGCCAGACAGAATTGGCACATTATTTATTGAACAGATGTATTGGTTGCCTTATGACTTGTTAGAACAAAGAGTGAAAGAGGATAATATACCTTATGATGTTTGGTATAAGCAAGGTTTATTAAGACTTTCTAACGGTAACAAAATTAATACTGAAGATGTTGAAGAATGGTTTAGAGAGTTGGCAATGAAATACCAATTTTATCCAAGTTTTATTGGTTACGATAGATGGTGTGCTCGTGAAGTTGTAAATAATATGAAAACTGTATTTGGTGCTCCTTGCATGTATGAAGTTAAGCAATATGCAAAAGTATTAAGTAATCCTTTAAAAATGTTGGCAAATGATTTTAAAGCAGGAAAAATTGTTTATAACAATAATCCAATAACAAAATGGTGTTTAACCAATTTAGCAGTAAAAACAGATGTAAACGGCAATATGCAACCAGTAAAAGCAGTACATCAAACACGTAGGATTGATGGTGCTATGACAATATTGGATGCGTATATAGCATACATTGACAATAAGGAAGAATATAGAAATGCAAATGGGATTAAATAATTTTTTTAAAAAAATATTTGGTGGCTTTAAAAGTGCTGTAAATAAAATGCAGGGTGCATTTTTATTAAATAGCTTGCCTTTTTTCACAAACGGTACAGAAAAAATATATGATATATCGCTTGCACGTGCGTGCATACATTCAATAGCTATTAATTGTGCAAAACTTCAGCCTAAATTTATGAAAAATGATATTTTCCAAGTTAAGGCAGATTTGCAATATTTAATAGGGGTTCGCCCTAACGAATATATGACAACATTTGATTTTATTTATAAAATTGTTTCAAATTTGTACACATACAACAATGCTTTTGTGTTTTGCAGGCATGATAATAGAGGTAATATAGTTGGTTTTTATCCAATAACATACAAAAATTTTACTTTATTAGAATATCAAGAAAAATTTTATGCAAAATTTTTATGTAATAATTTTGAATTTGTTGTACCTTATGAAGAATTGATACATTTAAGACGGCACTTTAACGAAGATGATATTACAGGTTCAACGCAAACACAAGTATTAAAACCAACAATATCGCTAAACAATTCTATTGTTGAAAGTATTGTTAATGGTGTGCGAAATTCAAACAGGTTACAAGGTATATTAAAAGCCTCAACATTGGTATCAGATGATGAACTTGAAAAGAAAAAGCAAAAATTTGTAGATAATTATTTAGATGTTTCGAATGTTGGTGGTATTGCAATTATTGATAATAGGCTTGATTTTCAACAATTAAAATTAGACCCAGTATTAATTGATGAAAAACAAATGGAAGCCGTATGTAATGATTTATTCAGATATTACAACGTATCAGAAAATATTATTATATCTAATTATAATGAAAATGAATATAACGCATTTTATAATTCAGTGATTGAACCGTTAGCAATTCAATTAAGTTCAGAATTCACATGTAAAATCTTTACAGAAAATGAAATTAAAGCAGGTAAAAAAATAATAATGAGTGCTGAACGTATGAGTTTTGCGAATATGGATACACGTGTAAAAGCTATTGAAACCTTAATGCCATTAGGTATTTTTAGCATAAACGAGTCGCGTAAAATAATGGAACTTTCAGACATTGAAAACGGTGATAAGCATTTAGTAAGTTTAAATTATGTAGATTTAGATAAAGCAAACGAATATCAACTGGGGGGAACGGTAAATGAATAAAGAATTTAATACAAAATATCAAACACGCGAGGTTGAATTGCGTGAGGCAAATGTAAAAGATGATAATGGTAAAATGATTTTAGAGGGTTATGCAAGTGTATTTAATTCACCAACCGTATTATGGCGAGAGGGTGATATTGAATATAAAGAAGTTATCGATAATGAGGCATTTAGTGGTGCTGATTTAAGCGACTGTTGTTTGAAATATAATCATGTAGGGGCAGTACATGCTAGAGTGCGTGGCGGTTCTTTAAAATTAGAAGTTGACAATGTTGGCTTAAAATTTCACGCAGAATTAATTGATACAACAGATAGCACTGACTTATATAAACGTGTTAAAAATGGTTTGATTGATAAATGTTCTTTTGCTTTTTCTGTCAAAGAATATGAGTTTGATGTAGAAACATACACTAGAACTATTAAAAAGATTGCAAAATTATATGATGTGGCGGTTGTGGATACACCCGCCTACAAAGATACATCAGTTAGCGCAAGAGGGGCTTTTGAAATGGAAATTGAAAAAGTAAAAACAGAGTTGGAAAACCAAGAACGCGATAGGCTGATTATAGAAACATATTTATAGGTAGTAAAAACTTTGTGAAAGGAAAAATTAAAATGTTTAAAAAAAGATTACAAGAAATTTTAGCAAGAAAAATTGAAATCCGTAAATTATTATCAAGTGGTGAAAAATGCGATTTAACTGCATTAAAAAACGAATTGGCAACATTAACAACTGAAGAAACAGAAATTAATGAACGTTCAGAAATTGCTAACAGTATTCAAACTGGTGAGATTGTAACACGTTCATTGACTGAAGAACGAAAAGTGGCTGTAAAAGATTATGGTGTTGATAGTGCTGAATATAGAAGTGCTTATATGAAATCTTTAATGGGTAAAGATTTGAACGAAGTTGAACAACGTGCAATGACTACTGCGACTAATTCAGTTGGAGCAGTTGTACCAACTCAAACAATGAATAAAATCATTGAAAAACTTGAACAAGCAGGGGTTATTTTGCCACTTGTTACAAGATTAAACATACCATCAAACGTTGTAATTCCTGTTGAAGGTACAACAAATGATGTTGCATGGGTTTCAGAGGGTGGTGAAAATGATAAAAATGACACAATTAACAAAGTGTCTTTAAGCGCTCACCAGTTGATTAAAACAATCGAAATCACTGCACAAGTTGAGAAAATGTCAGTGGATGCATTTGAGGCATTTATCATTGCAGCATTAGTTAAAAAAGCAAAAGTTGCTATTGATAACGCAATCATTAATGGTTCTGGCAAAGACGATACTGCAACTGGTATTTTGACTTCACTTACAGCTTTAAAAACAGCAACAAATGCAGGTTATAAATATTCTGATTTGATGAAAATTTTAGCAAATGTAAAATCTGGATACAAACAAGGTTCAGTATTTGTTATGTCAACAAATACTTTGTATGAAAAAATTGCAAATATTGAAAATGAAGTTGGCGACCCAATATTCAAACTTGAAACAGATGGCAGATTTGAGGGTAAATTATGCGGTTATCCTGTTGTATGTTATGACAATTTGGAAGATGGCAAGGTTTTATTTGGTAATTTTGAATATTACTACTTCAACTTTGTACAAAATTTTGAAATTGCAAAAGATACATCTATCGGCTTTAAGAGTGGTAAAACTTGTTTCAGAGTTATTGCTCTTGCTGATGGTAACGTTGCACTTTCTGAAGCATTTGCAGTTATGGAAATTGCTGCATAGTGTTAAGATTTCATTATTGCTCTCATGATAGTGAACAAATGTATATAAGTGGGCATTTTGCCCACTTATATATTGTTTGAGGTATATAAAATGTTAGAAGATATAAAATTATATTTAAAAGTAAGCCATGATGTTGAAGATAATTATATTACTGAATTAATTGAATGGGCAAAGGCTTTTATAAAAGAAAAAACATCACAAGAATATGATGAAAATGATTATATTATGCGTGATTTAGTCCGTTTATTAGTTGCCTACCGTTATTATAATCGTAATGCAGTAGGCGAAAAAAATATGATTGAATACCCATATTGCATTACAGAAATGCTTAAAACTTTGGCATTTAGGGGGTAAAATGGTTGATTGTGGCAGATATGACAAGTTAATAACTATTGAAATGCTTGAAAAAGATGATAAAGAAAATGAAGTTGGCGAAATAACACAAGATTATGTCGAAATTAAAAAAATTTTTGCCAGAATTGAGTCGCGTGTAGGTTCATTACTTGCAGGTCGGCAAGCTGATACCATTGTTGAAAAAACAACGCATAAAATCAGCTATCCTATGCTTAATTACCCTAAATTATCGGCAAAAACTCATAGAATTAAATACAATGACAAAATTTATAATATTGATTATGTGTTAGATGATGATGATTTAGATGAAGAAATGCAAGTTTTTGTATCTTGTGAGGTATAACAATGGAAGATGGTTTTGATATTTCAGAATTGCAAGGGTTTGAACAAAATTTAATAAACGATATGGCAAAAAAATACCCTAAAGAAATGCGAAAA